TCTATTGCCCATATGTTCCATTACAAATGGTTCGTGCTCAAGATCCTAATACTTTCCAACCCAAAATGGTAAGAGTTCCATCTGAAAAGTTTTTAGCAATCTCACTTAAGAACTGTGTATTATCTCTGTTTTGCCAACTTATATATTGCTGAAAATTTTCTGGGAAACCCATCGCTACAATCCAATCATGAATTGCAAGATAGTTTTCCATCTTTTCATCTACAAGAAAATCTACTACTAATTGACCATATTCTATTAAATCTCCTGCAATTTTAATTTGAGAAAATCTAGTATCCATTGTAGCGTTTGGTAAATTTATACTAGGTAATATTACTTCTTGTGAAAAGAATGTAAGTTCTGGGAGTTTTTTTATTGAGAACTCAAACCCATTTGGAGACAATGGATTAAGGTTTGTTGGGTATGGGCATGTGGTAATCATAGTATATCCTCGTTTGTTGAACTACTATTTATACAAATTTAAATTTCTGCCATAAAAAAAGGAGACCGAAGCCTCCTTTAATCAACTAATAACCTAAGTTATTAATTTACAACAACTTTCTACATCAAGTTTTGTACTAATACTTTACGGTAATAAGTATTTGCGTTCAAATACATACCATTTGCATCAATGTTAGAAGTAGAATAAGCTGCGAATGGGTTTGAAACCATACCGTAACGAGTTCTAAAACCAATTTTTGGTTGGAAAGTATTAGGATCTTGAGCACGAACCATTTGTAATGGAACATATGGGCAATAGAAGATACCAGCATCAAATGCAGAAGCACCTTTATAACCAACTACGAAGAATTGTGTAGCAGAGCTATTCATAGCATATGGATCAACATATACTTTGTATTTGCCATTCAAGATACCAGCAAAAGTAGTAGAAGTGTCATCAACAGTTAAGTTGTTAGCACCAGTAAGACCAGAAGAGTAATCAAGAACACCAGCCATTGCTAGAGCAGAAGCTACGTCAGCAGAAGTGATGATAATGTTACCACGACCTCTACGAGTACGTTGACCAATTGCATTAGCTTCACGTTCAATTTGGAACATTAAGCCTTTGAATTTTTCAACAGACCAACGACCATTAGAATCAATGTCAAGATCAAAAGTACCTGCAGCAGCAGTACCAACTTGAGCACCAACTTCAGCAGAGATATAAACTTTACGAATTACAAGATTTATGGGAACAAGACTGCATTATTGATAATAACCACTTAGATGATGAATCAATAAAAACAGCAAAACTTCATGCAAAGTACATCAATATGCTTATGGAAACTAAATTAGGCATATCTAAAAGAAAAATTGAAATTAGCACTCTGAGGAAAAATAAGTACAGATATTATAAAGGTGAAATGACTAGACAAGAATTATCAGATCTAGGTTGGGATCAGTGGTTATATGCTAAACCTCTAAAATATGAATTGGAACAGTTATTAGAAGGTGATTCTGATTTAGTAGCTTTGAACTTAAGAATGGAATATCTTGAAGCAACATTATATCTTTTAGAATCAATACTCAAATCTATTGCGGACAGAACATGGTCAATACGTAATAGCATTTCATATAAATCATTCTTAGCTGGTATCTAATGACTTTAATAAAAGTAGAAAAGTTTGATGAAGCTTATATAAGAATATTTTCGGATATGGGTACAGAGCAAGAGTTATCCGAATTTTTTACTTTTGAAGTTCCTGGTGCTAAGTACATGCCAAAATTTAAAGCTAAACTTTGGGATGGTAAAATTAGACTTTACAGTATTCAAACAAAAAAACTATATTCTGGTCTCATAGAATATGTAAAAGAATTTGCATCTCTGAATGATTGTGAATTAGATATTGCTGATAATATATCTTATGATATGAATATCACCATTGAACAAATAAGTGAATTTGCAAAATCTATCAATCCTTGTTCAAAAGGAAACCCTATTGAGATTAGAGATTACCAAATAGAAGCAGTTCATAAAGCTTTAAACAATTGTAAAACTATTTTGTTAAGTCCAACAGCATCTGGAAAAAGTTTTATAATTTACACCATGTTAAGATGGTTTCTAAACAAAGATTTAAAATGTATAATCATTGTACCAACCACCAGTTTAGTAGAACAGTTATATTCTGATTTTGAAGATTACTCTACAGCTAATGGATGGGAAACCTCTAAAAATTGTCAAAAATTATATTCAGGTTTAACTAAAGATTTCAATTCTAATATATTGATTACTACTTGGCAAAGTACATATAAATTACCTAAAGATTGGTGCAATCAATTTGATGTTGTGATAGCTGATGAAGCACATTTAGCCAAAGCAGCAAGTATGACTAGTATGTTTGAAAAGATGACAGATATCAAATATAGAATTGGAACAACTGGAACAATAGATAATGAAAAAATAAATCAGCTACAACTTGAAGGGATAATGGGACCAATCCATAGAGTTATAACAACTAAGCAGAGATATAAACTTTACGAATTACTTCACGGTTGATTTCAGCAGTAATTTCACCAGAAAGAATGTTGCTTAATTCTGTAGCAGCATCTAAACCATGAACTGCTTTAAGATCTTGTGCTAATTCATCAGAGTATTCAGCTTTCAATGCACGAGTTTGAGCAACAACTGAAGTTTTTTCAATTGAGAATGCCATTTGTGCCCAAGCGTCATTACCTTCTTGAGTAACAGTAGGAGTAGCAACACCAGTAGAACCAGTATTAGCAGTACCACTTAAAGTTTGAGCGATAGTAGAAACAGTAGTAACACTTGGAGTGCCATCACCGTCAAACAAGTTACCAGCACCAACGCCAGCACCAGACCAAGCAGTGTTTGCTTCATTAAATAATGCTTCAGCACCACCTTGAGTTGAATAACGGCTCTTCATAGCGAAGATCAAACCAGTTGGTTGAGTCATAGGTTGAACACCACAGATATCAAAACCAATGTTTTGTGGCATTGCTCTACGAACTAAAGAGATAAGAACTGGGTCATAACCAGTTACACCACCAGTAGCAGTTGCATTAACAGTACCAATTTGACCAGAACCAACGCCATTTACTGGAGAAGCTTCAAATAAATTACCAGCGTTTAAGCTATCGTGCATATCACGTTCTTGGTTTTCTAACAATACAGCAGTTACTTCTTTACGATAATGATCAGTAATAGCTGGCATTGAAGCATGTTCAAGAATTGGTGCCCATTTTGCGACTAAATCAGGACGAGTTGTCATTTTTTATTTCCTTATTTTATTCTATTAAAAGTTTCTAAATATTTAGCAACATTGCTATCAATATTCTTATATGTTTGTTCATTCAACTGGACAGGAGAATCTGTTACTACAGAATCAACATTTCCAGACGGTTTTCTATTGAAATAGTTTTCTTTGATAACTTGAAGTTTAGATGTGTGTACTTCTTCACTGTCATAAGAAAGTTCTTCAGCAAGTGTTTTAAACTTCTCTACTTCAGTATCAGTCATACTTTCACAGAAAGAATCGGTGATAGAATCACGAGTCATTTCATTAATTTGTTTAGTCATAGAAACATTTTGTTCTAGAGATTCATCAAGTTTAGCTTCAAGAAAATCAACTTGTTGTTGTAATTCACCTACAACATCAAATCTTTCTTCTGGAACTTCAATATAATTTTCTTGGAACAAAGTTTTTAAGCCATCAACAAATCCTTCAAGGATATCTGTTTTCAAACCTTTTTCAATTGCAATCTCATTATCACTCATCCACTGCTCAACTATAAAATTGAGGTATCCATCAACTTTTTCAATAATTTCTTCTTTAGCAAGTTCAGCTTCTTCATCTAAACGAGCATCAAAGGCTTCAGCAAGAGTTTGTGTTTCTGCTTTAACTCTTGTCATAACTGCTGCTTCAAAAATAGTTGCAGCCTTTACTTTAAATTCTTCTGTAAGATCTTCACCATAAAGAAGTGCATCAACATCTTCTTGAATATCAAGTTTAGCTTCTGTAATTTCTTCTACTTCTACAGCTTCTTCTACAACTTCTGTAGATTCAACAGCTTCATCTTCCAACACAACTTCTTCAGTAGTGTCTTCAACCAATGTTTTTAGTTTTGCAGATTCTTCAAGAAGATCTGCGATTTGTTTTTCTATAGACATGTATGTCTCCTAATTGTAAGTAGTTATATTTATTTAAGATTATTCAAGAACATTTGAAAGAATTTAGCTTGATTTTCAGCTATTTGTTTCATACTTTTATTCTTAAGAGATTGTTTAATCTGTTCAGCAAGATGCCAAGAATCAGATGATGCTTCGTAAATCCATTCTGCATTTTCCATAATTCCATTTACCCAACAATCAACACCAGAAGGTTCATGAACTATATCAATTGTTGAAAGACGATAATCATTTTGAACTTCATTAATATCACCTTTCCTTATTACACTACCCATACCACGAGATGAAACACCAAGACCTACACCTTCCTCAAGAAAATTTTGGGCAATCTTTCCCATCGGAGTATCAAGTATTTTTGCCTTTCCTATAACATCAGCACCTTCAAATTTTAATTCTGTGATAAGATGTGAAACCTTATCAAGATTCAATGAAGGATTTTCTGGATGTCCTAATTCACCTAATGATCTTTTTTCTTTAATTGCAGTTTGGAATCTTGCGACTTCTGGAGCTAAAACAGCTTCTGAATAAATTCTACGATTACGATTAGGTTCTGTTGAAAGAAATTTACCTTGAATATAATGGGATTTCTTATCACCACTAGCTTCAACTAAATGCCTCATATCCATAACGGTTTCTGTTATTAACTTCATGTCAATTCCTTATGAATTAGCAGAGGTTAAATAATCAGTAGATCTATAACCAGATGCTTTCTTTAAATAAATGTAAACTTGAGATGCTGAAGTAGAAACTGTAACAACAATATCTTTAGTGTTATTTATAGTATCAGGTGTAAATGGATCTCCTTGGAAATCTGCCATTTGTAAACCATCATTAGCAATGTTAATTATTGTTACGCCATCTCTAGCTAATGTTACATATCCACCTGGAATACCATAACAAACTACAGATGCGATATTTACTTTTTGAGTTGAGCCAACCAATGCTTCAGTTCCTAATAACAAATCAGTAGCAAGGGAAATTGTAGTAGTGTCTCCAGCAAGACCAGTTACTTTTACTATAGCTTCTGTATTTGTTAGCTTTAGTATCGTTTTAGTTACAGCCATATAACTTCCTTATATTATTAATTGAACGACTTTAAAGAAATTTTCTTTGTATTCATTCATATATTCTATTACATTATATTTATCAAAAAATAAATTTTGCATCGTTTCTCTTGAACTTTCATCTATAGATACTACAGTACCATCATCTAAAACATAATCTATTTTGTTATAAACTGTTGAAGTGCTTTCT